CTTGAGCTGATGGCGGCGATGCGCCGTGGTGACTTCGTGAAGTTTCATGCGGGCGTGCAGCCCTACATGAAACTCTGCGAGGAGTACCTCGGCATCTCGCTGCCCCCTGATCTGCAGCAGTCAGTGCAGCAGGGGCATATGACGACACAAGCCGCGGCCATGTACTCACGCGAGCGCATGGACAAGGCGATGGCGCAGAACAATGCGGTCCGACAACAGGCCGCACTGCAACAGCACCAGAAGATGTCGCAGGATCAGCAGGAGCAATTGCGGCGTGAGATCCTGGCAGAGAAGGTGGCGATTGCCGTCAATGGCTGGGAATTGGGAATCGTGCGATCGGACGCTCGCTATGCGGCGAAAAAAGCCGCTGTTCAGTCCACGATGATGGCACTCGTCCAGGATTACGGTCCACCCAAGTCGCCCGAGAACGGCATCCAACTCGCCCAAGAGGCGTATCGCCGTGTCAACGAGCAGTACAAGGCTTGGTCCCAACCCCAGCGAATGGCCACATCGCGCGTCCCGAGCAGCACCGGAAGAACCGCTGGTGTGGCACCCGAGCCGAAGTCACTGCTGGAAGCAGTCAGATTTGCTCGCGAGGGAGCGCCGCGCCTCTGATCATAGAGGTGCTTAAATGCCTACATATTCTGCTCCATTGCTCGCCCACATCACCACGGCGGCGTTGGACTACTGGATGAACAAAGGGACGGCTTTTCAGGAAGCCATCCAGGAGAAGCCGCTGCTGGCGGCAATGGAGTCCAAGAAGAAGACCTTCCCCGGTGGCAAGGGGAATATCATCATCTCGGTCAAAGGCGACTTCGGTAACACCGCGGCGCCAGGTACCGACGACCAGCTCAAGGGCTATCAACTCGACGACGCGGTCACCTACTACACGCCGGCGAACCTCACGCAGGCTGTGTTCCCCTGGAAGGAAATGCACATCGGCATCATGCTCACGCACAGTGAGCTGAAGACCGACGGCATCACCGTCAGGGATTCCGGCGACATGGACGACACCTCCGAGCATTCGGGGCGTGACGACACCGTGCTGGTCGGCCTGCTCCAGGACGCTTTGCAGGATGTCAGCGAGCAGTATGCCCGCTGCATGAACAACCTGCTGTGGACCAACGGCGCCACCGACGCCAAAGCCTTGGCCGGCATGGCGGCGCTGATCACCGATGATCCGAGCACCGGCATTGTTGCCGGCATCAACCGGGCGCAGAAGCCGTGGTGGAGAAACCGCGCCTATACCTCGGCCATGGGTACGGCGGTCACCGGCACGCCGGCGCTGTCGGCCTGGGGCGGCGGCCCGATCACCTCGTCTGCAGCCAACGGCGGCGCGCTGATCACGCTGTTGCAGAAGGAGTATCGCCAGCTCACCCGCTACGGCGCCAAGCCGAACACGGGATTCTGCGGATCCGACTGGCTTGCTGCTTTGGAAGCCGAGTTGCGCGCCAACGGTAACTACAGCATGCAGGGCTTCTCCGGTGCCAAGGACGTCAGTGTCGGGCAAATTTCTTATGCCGGCACCGACTTCGAGTATGACCCAACGCTGGACCAGCTCGGCAAGAGCAAGCGTTGCTATTGGTATGACAGCCGCGACATCTACCTGGTCGCCATGCAAGACGAGTGGCGCCACCAGCACTCACCGGACCGCGCACCTGACAAGTATGTCATCTACAGGTCCATCACTTCGACCGGGCAACTCTGTGCGCGGCGCCTCAACGGCGCTGTCGTTATGGATATTGTCTGATCGCAGCGCGGGACCGGAGTGCGGGGAGCGGACACTCTTAGCACTCCGGTTCTAATTCCATAGGGAGATGAGATGGCGAAGCAGATCCAATACTGCGCCTGCAAGATCAACCTTGCCGGCCAGAACTGTCACACTGTGATTTACGGCGCACACAACGCGGTGACCTGGCCGGAGATCCAGGTGTTGCAGACGTTGCACGGCGACGAGAACGTCATGGACATCATGCCGATCGGCATCGGCGAAGTGTGGCCGACCGAGGAGAAGAACCGGCTGATGTCGATCTACGGCCGTGAAGTTGTCGAGCGGTGCTTCCCGGGGCGGGCATTCCGCATGGACTACATGATGACCGAGGAGGTGAACCTGCCGCGCTACGAAGGCGGCGCGATCTCCACCAAGGTTGCAGCGCCGGCCATCACCAATGGCAACGGCGACGACGAGGATGACGACGGCGAGGACGAAGTCGCCAAGGCGGAAGCCCAACTCGAGCCGATCTTCCGGCCGGCCCGCGGCCGGCGCACACCACCGCCACCGGAGCATAAGGACGCCGTCTAGTGCCATTGGGGGTGACGCTGCTGGAGCTGCGCCGCGAGCTGCGTGCCGAGACTGGCACGTCGCTCAACCCTGCCCAGGGGGTGCAGGCGCAGGACACGATCGACATCCTGCTGGCCCGGCAGCAGCGTGAGCTGTGGGACGCCTACAACTGGCAGCACCTCAAGCTATGGGTCGACGTGCCAGTCACTGGCGGTCAGGCTATCTACACCTACCCACCGGAGATGGGGTTCGACCAGATCGTCAGCATCTACATTGCCCAGGTCACCAAGGACGATCCGGTCGACGCCGCCAAGATCACCTCGTCGACCTCCTGGACGCCGCTGACCTACGGCATCAAGGCGTTCATGATGCAGCTCGGCCCGACCCGCTTCGGCAAGCCGGTGCGCTGGAGCAACCGGGTCACGGTCAACACCGTCGGCGCCGCGCCAGTCACCAACCCGGTCGGCCAGTTCCAGTTGCTGCCGACGCCGGAGGACAACGTCGCCAACCCGAAGCAGAGCTATGTGCTGCGGTTCGAAGGCATGGCGCCGCTGTCGCCACTGGTCGCGCCGACCGACAGCTGCATCATCGATTCCAAGGCGATCGTGCTGTTCGCCGCAGCCGAGATGCTCGCTACTCAGAAGAGTGAAGCGGCCCCCATGAAGCTGACCAAGGCGCAGAATTATCTGCGCCGGTTGCTGGCCGACCAGGGCGCCGACAAGCGGCAGAACTACAACATGGGCGGCATATACCGCGGCGGCTTCGACCCAGACAAGACCAGGCGCAGCGTTCCCTATATCGACTACATTCCGAACTGATGGAGGGAGTAGTTGCCCTACTTCACCATCACCGACTTCGCTGCCGGTCTGGATCTGCGGCGCAGTGAGCTGACCGCGCCGGCAGGGACGCTGCGCCGCATGACCAACGCCCACGTCACGCCAGGCGGCGAGATCGAGAAGCGCATGGCGTTTGTGCCGTTCTGGACGGTCGACGCGGCCAGCAGGGGGTTGGTCGAGGTCAACCAGAAGCTCTTCACCTTCGGCCCGAACGGCCCCTACAAGGTCGAGCCGCCATCCGGTGTCTGGTCGATCGGCGTGCTCGGACAGCAGACCACAACCATCTACGAGATCGTCGACTACGACCTGTTCGACAACAAGGTGTTCACCATTCTGTGGAAGGACGCCGCCGGCAACATCGGCCGCTACTACGACGGCTTGGATCTTCCCCTGGCCAGGGGATTTTATTGCCGCACCTACAAGAACAAGATGTACACGGTCGAGCACAGCATCTTGTATTTCTCGGCGATCGGCAACGCCGGCGACTGGTCCGGCATGGCGCCGCCGAGCCCGACCAACTTCATCGACCTGTCGATGGGCGACAGCGACATGACCGATAGCGTGGCGCTCGAGGTCTACTACGACAAGCTGGCGATCTTCTCCTCGACTGCGGTGCAGTTGTGGATCATGGATCCCGACTTCACTAAGAACCAATACGTGCAGACCCTGCGCCAGGCCGGCACCACCGCCTGGCGCAGCGTCATGCAGTACGGATCCGGCGATGTCATGTACCTGTCGCAGTCCGGCGTCAGATCACTGCGCGCCCGCAACAGTTCGCTAGCCGCGGCCGTGTCCGACATCGGTTCGCCGCTGGATCCATTGATGCAGGATCTGTTCCGCGCCATGGGGCCGGACTGGATGAGCGGCACGATCGCACTGCTGCAGCCGGTAACCGGAAGGTTCTGGATCATTATGTCTGGCTCAAAAGCCGACGCCGCCGCCCCCTTAACCTCTAAGATCTATGTGTTATCAGCGTTCCCGGGGCCGAAGATCACAGCTTGGAGTGAGTACGATGCCGGCTTCGTCATCACCGCCGCCTGTATCCATCAAAATCGCGTGGTGGTGCGCGACGATAACAACACCGTCTATGCCTACGGCGGCACCTCCGATGTCGGACCCATTTATGACGACTGTCCGGTCGAGCTGATCTTCCCATTTCACGCCGGCGAGGGCGTGGCCACCTTCAAAGGTTTCACTGCGTTGGATGCCACCTGCTCCGGCGTGCCGTGGCAGGTGTCGGCCGCGTTCAATGTGGCCGACCCCACGATCGAGGACGTCATCGGCGAGTTCAACGGACCGTCGTTCCCACAGGGCAAGATCCAGCTGTTTGGCCACGCCACCCACATGTCGCTGCGGCTGCGGTCGCAGGAGCTGGGACCGCAAACCCTGTCCAACATGGTGGTACATTACGCAGGGGCCGAGACCGGATGATCGAGATCGCGCAGGCCGACGTCGGCATAATCCGGCATGTGCTGCAGCACATGCGCGAGGAAGACGTAGCCGAGATGACCGCGGCTGGCACCGACATGGAGCGGCTGCCAGGGTTGATCATGCGGCACAAGCTGTTTGTGTATTGCGCCTGGAGCCTC